CCGTGCACACCGCCCCTACGGGGCGGCGGACCCCTTCGGGGGTACACACCGAGAATCGGCAGACCCAAAGGGTTCAGCGGAGCCTTATCAAAAATAGAAAACAGGTTTATCTTCACCACCAAAAAATTGAACATATTCAAAATTAGGGTTAATATATTTTTGATAAAATTCGTATGCTTTTTTATTATAACTTGCGTCGTCAAAAAAACTAATGGACACCATTTTATCTTTATATTTGTCTAATATTTCTTCGATTTGAAGCATTTTTTGGATACCCATGAAGAAATTTGCAGCATCATCTGCATCTTTTACATTTGCGTATTTGAGCGCTTTATTGATTAAACCAATTTTTGTAAGATATTGATTAACATAAGCCAACGTTTTGTCAATGTTTTCGTTATAATAAACCCATCGTATACCTTTTTGTGTTTTATTTTGGTTGATTAATTTAAACAAATCGGTAATTTTCTTCGGGATATTATAACACATACAATCATTTATATCTTTGAAATCATTTAAACGTCTAGCGGTAAGTATATAAAATTCAGAATCTCGTGTATTGTGTGTATCAAGAATACCTTGATAAATTTTATTTATTTTGTTTGGAGAATTTAAAACATCTTTATCAATTGTTCCATCCAGGTCAAATATAAAAATACCTTTAACGTCTTTCATTGTTTTAGTAATACCCTTCATTTTATTTTTTGTTCTTAATCTGTTCTATTCTAAAGCAATTTTTGTTTTTAATTTAATTATCTCTTACTGTGGGCGACGACTTAAAAGGATTGTTAATTTAAATAACATCACGTAGGACATCATTAAATTTTTTAAAAATCGTTGTACTTTATCCGAATAATAAAGTGATTCGCCTACATTAAAGTACCAATACTCTCTATATGCGTCTGAATATCTAACATACTGTGTTTGATACCATTTCTCGTACACGTAAAACCACGGCGCTTCGCGCCGTACACGTTCAAGATAATAAATACTTGTATTTGTTTTATAATTTTTGATTAAAGTATCGCAATCGGATAACAATTTATCTATTTCGTTTTCTATTACCATTATAATGTTCGTGTACCATTAAGATATCGTTTTCAGTTATTATAAATAAATTATCGTCTAGAATACAACGAATAAGATCTTCGTAGTCATGGTAATCGACTGGAGTCAAATCTCCATAATAAATTTTACGCTTTGTATTCTTATGTGAAAATAAACGATTAATATCTTTGATAATACTGTTGACTGTTTGAAATCTTAATATATCAAAGGTATAATTTGTTTCAACCAAGTGTTCAATTAGTTCAAGTACATTGTCAAAGTAGTTTTGATAATCTAATGTACTTTTTTGTGACTTATATCGGATAGTATATTGTTTGTTGGAATCTAAATCAAGTTCTAAAGAAGAATCTGAATTGTACCCATCGTTTCTGGGCGCCGAAGGCGCTGGCGCCAGAGGCGCTACTACCACGGGCGCTACTACCACGGGCGTTGTTGACGTTTGCTTAAATTGAGTATTCATTTTGATTTATTATTTTCGTTCATTAAGTGGTTATAATATTATTAAATTTTTGTTTTTAATTAACTTTAACTCTCGCCCAATGTGTAAAAAGGAAAACGTGGCAATTTAACTCCACTGGAAGAACCAAATAAAAATGACCGAACATTAATGAAAAGTTGGTATTTCCAAGAAAATTTAACACACAAAAAAGTTGATTATGGACACGTTAATTTTAGTTTAAACTCAGGTGACTATATAAAACCAAAAAAGACGGCAACACGAAATTTTAGAATTATTAACCAATAAAATAAATTAAAAACAAAAAATTAATAAAATTAAACAAAATGAAACGTGGGCGGAGTAGTATCCAAACAATAACAGAAATTATTGAAAACCCAAAGAAAAAATTCAAAGTAAACTCTGAAACAATAATCGAAATATACAACTTGAGAATTCTAAAAACAAACATTGAAAATGAATACACCAAAGGAAAGAGTAAAACCAACCCTGGTTTCAGCACCACGCAAACAACGTAAACGTTCTGCGGGTTCTAGTTCAGATCCAGATACACCAAACACAATCCCGAATAAAAGAAGGAGATCAAATCGTATTAAAGAACAAAAGACAAAGACCGCAACAAAGCGTCAGAGTGACGAATTCGTACCGATGCAAAATATACAAACTATTCCCGAATTGATTGAAAATGCACGGAATTGGAGAAAGTGGCACGATTCCCAACAGACAGACAAATTAACCTTTGATGAAATAGAGTATACAAAAATACTCGATATCATTCCATTCTTAGAAGAACTTGAAAGTATGATTGGAATGGATGATTTGAAAAAAGCAATCGTACAGCAACTAAAATTTTTTGTTCAGGGAATGTTTCAAAATACAATGATGAACCTTATTTTAACAGGTTCGCCTGGCACTGGCAAAACAACGGTAGGTAAATTATTGGCAAACATATACTATCGTATAGGCGTCCTCCGCGAAGCGGAGGACGTAGAAATAAAAGAGGATGATGAAAGCGAAGACGATGAAGAAGAATATTCAGACGAAAGTTCCGAAGAAGAATCAGCAGCGCCCCTCCGGGGCGCCCACAATGAGCCGTTTAAAGTCGCAAATCGTTCTGATTTAATTGCGGGGTACTTGGGACAAACTGCAATAAAAACAAAAAAGTTTCTAAAAAGTTGTTTAGGTTCAGTAGTTTTTATTGATGAAGCTTATTCGCTGGGAAGTGATAATGATAGTTTCTCTACTGAATGTATAGACGAATTAAATCGGTTTTTATCAGAACACGCAGGGCAAATTATTTGTATTCTTGCTGGATACGAAAAAGATTTAAACGAACGTTTTTTTAGTAAAAATGAAGGATTAAGAAGGAGATTTAATTGGAAATTTCACATGCCGAAATATACAGCAGATCAATTAAGAGATATCTTTATTTATTGTATGAAAAAGGAAGAATGGGAGTTTCAACCAGATGCAATTGATGTCAAGTTATTTCAAACTAATAAAGAATTATTTACAGAAAATGGTGGAGATTGCGAAGAACTTTTCAATCTAGTAAAGATAAAACACTCTGACCGAATATTCGGACTCATCGAAACAGAGAAAAAGAAACAAAGATTTACAATTAATGATAAAGACTTTCAAAGAGGTTTCAAACACTTTATCAAAAAGAAAAAGATTTTAATTGGAATTAATAATAGTACCTTTCATCATATGTACCTTTAAAAATATTTTATTCATAAATAATAAAGATAAAGAATAAAACAATGGACAACAACAACAGTTTTAAATTAGGAAAAACCTGCACAAAAACTCGTAAATGTGTGATGGCGTTTTTGTGTGCATTATTACTTATTATTATTGTTCTAGTTCCTATATATTCTTTCGGCAAAGAAACCTTTAAAATGCCAATATCATTAAAACAACAACGACACCGCCCCTTCGGGGCGGCGGAACCTTTCGTTTCACAGAATAATCCACTTGTCCGTCCCTTAAGAGAAGAGGACCCGCAACCTTTATATTTTAAAAATCAAAAATTGAGCGTACCGAAAAATTGTCATCCACATTATGGATGTGTAAACACACCTGGTCCATCTGCTTTTGAACCCGATGAATATACGTATTGTACTGAAGCGTGGAGAGATTGTGCAGCTTATCGTGATTGTATTGATGGTAAATGCGTCATTAAACGGAGAGACTAACCCTACGGGCGCCAACGGCACGACACCCTACGGGCGCCTAATTATTTCTCCAACTGTATCCGATCCTTCTTAGAGGTCGGACATTACCTTGTGGTGGTAAAAACCCAGCTCGATTTGGTTGGAATAGAATACTTTGTCTTAGATGTACACCAATAGGGCACGGGGTAACACCTCTCCCTGTTATCCCACCATATAATAATCTATCCATTTCCATTGTTTTTAACGAACCACAATTAATTACATTTGGTTCATTTCCAGATGTAGGTATATTTCCTGAGTTTTCACACCATTTATTTCTACAAAAAGATGTTTCAGGTTGAAAGCGTTTTTTATCGTGATAAAAAGCCATTATCTACTTTACTTTTCTTTATCAAGTAAAAATAATAAAATAATCCGAGTAAAATTGTGATAACCAACGAATGTATAAATGATGTTAAATATGTAATTTTATGAGTCTTTCTTATCTTTTGACCGGGATCACTAGGATTGATTTCAAATACAACCCCTGGGGAAAGAACAAAAATAAGTACAAGAGGCACAATAAATGTAATTGCTAATTTTGTTTTTTCGGATTGCAAGTCAATTTTTTTTATATAATTCATAACTTATTATGTTTTTTAATTAAGAATAATAATAATTTTTACGGTAAACAACCGAACAACCGAACGACAAAATGAATCAATCAAAAGAATACATACAGACATCAAGATTCAAAATCAATCCCCACCATTCATCGGGTACATTAATTATTATTGAAGACATCCCAAGGGGGGTGGAGAGCGGGAACGCCCCGGTCGCCAAAGGCGAGCCGACGAAGCCGCCTCGGGGTGTGAAAATATTTACAACAGAAAGCGTTGAGTATTATAAAGCATTGCATCGAAAGATGAAAAAAAAAGAAGAAACTTCCATTTTTCAAGGGTCCGCGCACACCGCCCCTACGGGGCGGCGGACTCCTCCGGGGGTACACACCGCCCCTACGGGGCGGCGGACCGGGGACCGCCGTGACGGATTACGAAAGAATAATACTTTGGAAATTAATGGAATTTTATTGGATAATTACGTTGAGTTTATACGAAAAAAATAATACTTTGAAAAAATAAAAAGTGTAAAAAAGATGAACAAAAACAGAGACCGAGAAGAACATCAAAGATATATGACAAAATTAAATCAAAGTTATATTATAACCAGGGAAGAATTAAAAGAACCTGAACCTGATTGGGAAGAAAGAATACACGAAACTAAATTTACAATTGATAAACTCACAAATAAACCAAAAACAGAACATACATTTATTTTAAACCATCCTGATGAGATTGATGTTTCTTTATCGAATTCAAACAACCGCCCCGTAGGGGCGGTGGACACCGCCCCTACGGGGCGGTGGACCCCTTCGGGGGTACAA